CATATACGGAGCGGGAAATGAAAAACTTGGCACTGTGGTCGGAGGAGGCAAACAAGATGGTCAACGACTTAAACAACGTTTCCTCTCTAATCTCCCATCACTTAGAAATCTTAAAGATAGAGTTACGAGAGCAGCAACAAAAGGTTTCATCAAAGGATTAGATGGTAGAAAGATATATATTAGATCAGCACACTCGGCTCTTAATGCTTTATTACAGGGTGGTGGTAGTATAGTAATGAAGAAAGCTTTAGAGCTTTTGAATCAATATATTATAGAGCATGAATTAGATGCACACTTTGTTGCTAACATCCACGATGAATGGCAGATAGAGGTAGCTGAGAAAGACGCTAAGAAAGTAGGTGAATTAGGTGTAGTAGCTATACAAAATGCCGGGGTTTCATTTGATATGAAGTGTCCTTTAGATGGTGAGTATCATATAGGAGGTAACTGGAGTGAAACACATTAAACATTCTAATAGTAGGGTTGGAGATTTATCAGAATTTTATGCTGTTACTTGGCTATGGGATAATGGTTATGAAGTTTTCCTTAATGCAGGTACTCAAGGGCCAATAGATTTAATTGCTTATAAGGATGGAAATGCTACACTAATAGATGTAAAAACAGAATCACAAGATCGCCGCAGAGAGGGGAATTATTATTGTAATCATAAAGCAAGAACTAAATTACAAAAAGAACTAGGAGTAAAACTATTAGGATATAATCCTGCTACTAGACAACTTAGATTTGTGGAGCATAAAGATGAATAATCTAATTGAAGATATATACAAAACCATAGAGCCTTTATCAGACGGCGAAGCCTTAGACATATCTGAATATGAAATAGAAAAATTTGGTGAGGCCATGAAAGCTGTTATGCGTTCTTGGGCTAATCCAACTAAAAGAGATTCTAATTTTTCTGTAAGAATGTCTAACGTAGGTAAGCATCCTAGACGTTTATGGTTTGATAATAAATATAAAAATGAACAAGGAGAATCTAAACCTAATCCTCCTACTCAAATTAAATTTCTTTATGGGCATATTTTAGAGGAATTAGTTAAGCTTTTTGTTTCTTTATCTGGACATGATATAACTGGAGAACAAAAAGAAGTAGTAGTAGATAGCATATCTGGTCATATAGATTGTATAATAGATGGTGAAGTTGTTGATATTAAAACTGCTTCCGGGTTTGCATTTAACAAATTTAAAAATGGAACACTCAGAGATGATGATCCCTTTGGTTACTTAGGACAGCTTGCAGGTTATGAAGAATCAGAAGGTACTAGTAACGGTGGACTATTAGTTATTAATAAAGAGAATGGTGAATTATGTTTCTATCAGCCAGAGGATTTAGATAAGCCTAACATAAGAAACAAGATACAGAATATAAAAACTGCCCTCAAAAAAGATGAGCCGCCAGAAGATTATTGTTTTAAGATTGTGCCTGATGGAGTAAAGGGTAACGAAAAAATAAATAAGAATTGTGCATGGTGTCCTTACAAGTTTAAATGCTATGAGGGTTCTAATAATGGTAAAGGATTACGAGTATTTAAATATTCAAAAGGCTATGCTTTTTTAACAAAGGTTGTAGTAGAGCCTAAAGTACAGGAGGTTGACCATGAATTTAAAGACTTGCAAGAAGATACGGAAACAATCTAAAACTATTTTAGTTGAATGGTTTAAGACTTTAGTATCTGAGGAGCAATCAAAAGATATAGATGAGAGTAATATACTTTCTTATCTCTCGCCACAAACACACCTTTTTACTAACAATCAATTACGATTAAGTGCTTATTCTTTTAAGTGGACAGTTAAAAAGATAAAAGCTTTAGTAAGAAGGACTAACATGGACGTTACTGAAGTGAGGTTAAAGGACATTGAATAAGAGAATACGGAAAGGATATAGGAAGCCTAGAGTTAAAAGACCTAAAGAAAAGAATGTTCCCCCTAGTTATGATTCTAATTGGGAACATGAATTACATAACGGTCTTCTTAAACAATGGGATCATCATACTAAAGAAGTATCATACATAATAGAACACTTATATGAACCTGACTTTGTTAGAATTATGGGAAACAAAATAATTCTTTTAGAAGCTAAAGGAAGATTTTGGGACTTTGCTGAGTACAGTAAATATGTGTGGATTAAAAAGGCTTTGCCGCCTAACACAGAATTAGTTTTTTTATTTGCTAATCCTTCTGCTCCAATGCCACAAGCTAAGAGAAGAAAGGATGGCACTAAAAGAAGTCATGGAGAATGGGCTTCCGCAAATGGATTTGAGTGGTATAGTGAAGACTCTTTACCGAGTGAGTGGGTAGATATGAACTACCGAAAAGATAATACTTTAAATATTGAGAGTGAATAGGAGACACTATGAGTATTGATAATGTAACACCTGATGAATGGAATACAATAAACAGAGAACTACAGAAGGATGATGGTAATACCATACACCTGAAAGATGACGTTAATCATCCAGTACATTATAATAATGGTAAGGTAGAATGTATTGAAGCAATAGACGCTGCCTCAACTAAGGAGGAATTTGAGGGCTATCTGCGCGGTAATGTTTTAAAATATGTATGGAGATTTAGATATAAAGATAATGTAAAGGATTTACAAAAAGCTAAATGGTATCTTGAAAAACTTATAAGCGAAGTTACAAAGGTATAAAATAATGTGGGATCGTAAAGCCGAAAGGACTGAAAAGTACAACCGGAAAAAGAATCAACAGAAACCGAAACCTAAAAAACAAAAAGTAAAACGCAAGGAGAAACAAACTAATGACTGAGAAGATAGGGGTTCAGCCATATTTAGGTATTCATATTGATTATGATAAAGATAAAGTATTAAATAATTTTAGTAAACAAACTATTATAGATAGATATTTATGGGAAGGAGAGACTCATGCTCAACAAGCTTTTGCACGTGCCAGTATTTTTGGCGCTACTTATAAAGGACACATTGACTTTGATCTTGGACAGAGACTTTACGAGTACGCTAGTAATCATTGGTTTAGCTTCAGTACTCCTATACTTTCTAACGGGGGAACTTCTCGCGGTCTACCTATCAGTTGTTTTCTTAACTATGTACCTGATTCTAGGGATGGGTTATCTAGCCATTATGATGAAAACATATGGCTTGCAAGTGGAGGTGGAGGCATCGGTGGATATTGGGGTGATGTTCGGAGCAATGGTGTGGACACTTCTAACGGGAGTCGCAGTACTGGATCAATACCCTTTATGCACGTTGTAGATTCTCAGATGTTAGCCTTTAATCAGGGCATAACTAGAAGAGGAAGTTACGCAGCTTATATAAATATATCGCATCCAGAAGTAGAAGAGTTTATTAATATGCGTAAGACTACAGGTGGAGATTTAAATAGAAAATGTTTGAATCTACACAACGCTATTAATATAAATAATAAATTCTTAGAAGCTGTAGCAGAGGGAGCAGAGTGGCGGCTTATTGATCCTAAAACTAATACTGCTGTAAAGATTGTACAAGCTAGAGATTTATGGTTTCAAATAATACAAGCCCGGATGGAAACGGGAGAACCTTATATAGTTAATATAGATACTTGTAACGAAGCTTTACCAGTAGAGCAAAAGAAATTAGGATTAGAAATAAAACAAAGTAATCTATGTTCTGAAATAACTTTACCAACTAATGAAGATAGGACAGCAGTTTGTTGTTTGTCTAGTGTGAATCTAGAATACTTTGATGAATGGTCTAAGGATGAAAACTTTATTAGTGATCTTATAACAATGTTAGATAATGTTCTTCAAAACTTTATAGATGCAGTAGATAGTAAACCCGGCTATGCTAAAGCTGCTTACTCAGCTATGCGAGAAAGATCAATAGGTCTTGGGGCGATGGGCTTTCATAGTTATTTACAAAGAAATAATATTCCTTTTGAAAGTATGTATGCTTCTTCTTTTAACAACAAATCTTTTTCTTTAATTAAAAGTAGGGCCGAGTTAGCCTCTAAACAATTAGCTGAAGAAAGGGGTGAAGCTCCTGACATGAAAGGTAGTGGAAAACGTAATGCTCATCTACTTGCAGTTGCTCCCAATGCTTCTAGTTCTATTATATGTGGCGGCACAAGCCCCTCTATAGAACCTAACAGGGCTAATGTTTATACACATAAGACTCTTACCGGGAGCTTTAAAGTTAGGAATAAATATCTTGATGATCTATTGTATGAGCTTGTTCCTACTGGAAAAAAGCGAGAAGAGATATGGAAAGATATTGCAGCGCATGAAGGCTCAGTACAGCATTTAGATATATTATCTGATAGTCAAAAAGAAATGTTTAAAACTGCTCCAGAAATAAATCAGATATGGATTATAGAACACGCTTCTATGCGTCAGAAATATATCTGCCAAAGCCAGAGCGTAAACTTATTTTTTAAACCCCCTTCCATAGAAGCAGATCAAGAAACGCATGATGCTTTCTTACAGTATTTAAATGATATACATTGGGCGGGAGTACATAAACTTAAATCTTTATACTATCTACGTTCTGATGCAGCACGTAGTACAGAAAATGTAAATATAAAGATACCTAAAATTAACTTAGAAGATGAGGGGTGCTTGAGTTGTGAAGGCTAAAGTTCTTGAAGTTAAGTGGGAAGATGCTTGGATAGATACCCAAGACGTTCTTATAGAAGATGCAAAAAAGTTAAAGCCTATAATGCGTTCAACAGTAGGTTGGCTAGTTGCTGATAACCCAAAAGAAATTATTCTTGCGACTGATATTTATCATAATGATAAAGACAAAGAATATGTAAATGCTATAATGGTTATACCAAAAGGCATGATCGTAGAATATTGGGAATATAATTTACACAGAGGAAATTTAAAATGAGTTTGTTGACAACCAGAGAGTACTATAAACCTTTTGATTATCCCTGGATGTTTGATTACTACGTCCAACAGAATCAAATGATATGGTTGCCCGAAGATGTGCCGCTTCATAATGATGTAAAAGATTGGCAGGAAATGGACAGGTCAGAAAAGAATTTACTGACTCAGATATTTAGATTGTTTACTCAATCAGATGTGGATGTAGCATCGGGCTATATAGATAGGTATATGCGGGTATTTAAAAAGCCTGAAGCTAGAATGATGATGACTGCCTTTGCGAACATGGAGTCTATACATCAACACGCTTACAGTCTTCTATTAGATACTGTAGGGATGCCTGAGATTGAGTATAAGGCATTTGCTGAGTATCAGGCTATGGCTGATAAGCATGAATACATAAGTAACTCGCCTCTTAAAATTAATAATAAAGAATCTATAGCTAAGAACTTAGCAATCTATTCAGCCTTTACTGAGGGGCTACAACTCTTTAGTAGCTTTGCAATCCTTTTAAACTTTCCGCGCTTTGGTAAGATGAAAGGCATGGGGCAAATAGTTACTTACAGCATACGTGATGAGTCCCTTCATGTTGAGGCAATGACAAAACTCTTTAGAGAATTTATGAAAGAAAATATCCATCTCTGGACAGACGATTTTAAAAAGGAAATCTATCAAGTCTGTAGAGATATGGTAAAGTTAGAAGATAAGTTTTTAGATTTAGTATTTGAGATGGGGAACATACAAGGATTAACTAAATCTGAAATGAAACAATATATAAGGTATATAGCAGACAGACGTTTACTACAGCTAGGTTTGAAAACTAATTTTGGAGTAAAGGATAACCCGCTTAATTGGATAGATGATGTTCTAGGAGTGGAACACCAGAACTTTTTTGAGGGCAGAGCTACTACTTATATGAAGGGAGGCATAAAGGGCAATTTAGATACTGTCCAATTCAAGAGTCTTGGAGTTGAAGACTAGGAGGTAGTATGGATACAAATCAAGAAGAAGGGAATCTAGTTTCGTTTAGAGTTTTTATAGCTAGAGATGGAAATATAATATCTGAATTTAAATATTTACCATTGGAAGATATAGAAAGAATTTTTCCAGAAGATGAAATACCTATTATAAAGAAAGTAGTTAAGGAAGGTTCTATAAAACTAGAAGGGCTTCATAGTTATCTGGAAAAAGAAGTTAAAAGTTTAGCTTAGTTATTTACTTGGCTTGTGCATGAAAGCTGTAGCACCCATGTAAGTACCTACAATTCCGCACAATGAAAAATAAAATAAACCTAATAGATCGGAGAGGGCGTTCACTCTGCTGTCTGGAATAATGGGAGTAAACAATACTATAGTAGTAACTGTCATAACAATTATAGCTAACCATGCCATTAACTTTTGAGCTTCTGATTTCTCTTCTCTTAACTCTAAGTCAATCATTTCTTTAGCGCGGTCTATTTCTTCATCACTTACAATCCCATCTTTATCTAGATCAAACTGCTCATACTTAGATTGTAGTTCTAACTTCTTTGCGTTCATGTTTAATGCGTTGTACTTTCTGTTCCATCAAATATTTCATCGGCTTTAGTCATAGCCATATATTGATTCTCAAATATAGTTCTATATGTTTCAAAATCTACTATGTCTAATTCTTTAGCAGCGTGTATACGTGCGTATATCTGATAAGCTGCTCCTAATTGTGCTTCTGTATAGAGTGCTAACATTTACTATGCTCCTACATTATTGAGTATATTGAAAAACCTACTATGCCTACTACAGTTATAAATATAACTCCTATTAAAACCAAATCAAGCATGAGTCTTTTTTGCTCTGCCATTTTCCTAGCTATTTGTAATCTTCTCTGACGTTCCTGTTGCCTAGCTCTCATCATGGAGCTATAAACATCAGCCTGTCCACTGTATACAAAAAGTTCTCTTAGTTGTTTCTCTAGGTCTTTTGCTTTATGTTCTGCCAATGCTACTTCTAGTGCGTATGCCTCTACAGATTGAGCCGCAAACACCTTCTTACCTAAAGGGGCGTTCTCTGCGGCAGCTTTAGCTGAGTCAATCCTATCTTTTGCATCAAAGAATTGTGCAAACTGAGAGCTTAATTCTTGTGTGTCCTTCCCTAAACTTAATCCCTTTTTTATAAGCGTTACGGCACGACTAGCAGCAGCAATAGCTACTGTTACTTCAATCATTACTGCCCCCTAATTATCTATCAAATAATTGTTCGGCAGCGCAATAATCCATACTCCTACAAGTTCTAACATTGTGCATAAACACAGTTTGATCTACCCAATTCCACTCAGGATAGTCTTGTAAATATATATTCATTCCGCTACCAGTACACCCTGTCATTAGTATCAATATACCTAAACTTAGATATTTCATTTCGTTGCTATCATTCTCCTGTTGTTTCTTTCGGTTAAAAGTTCTTGATACTTTTCTTCATCTAGGTGTGTGACAGCTATCCAAGCATGAGTCATCTCATCGCCTGTTCTACTACCACCGTATACCCATTGATCAGCATCAGGGTTATTGGGATTATCTTCAGTATTGTCGTACCATTGCTTTAAAATTAAGACTGCTCCTGTTGGAAGAAGCGGTGCAAAATCTGGTTCATATATATGACTGTGATGCCATGTCGCACTCCAGTTAGATACCTGACTAATTTGCTCTGTTATTCCTGTTTCTGGATAGAATATCTCAAAGCTTGCTGCGTTCATCCTAAGATGACCGTGAGGTTGCCATGAGTCTATACGAACTGGATGATCAAAAGAATGAAAGCCTTGAGTCATGCTATAGCCGTGAGGCGGGATAGCAATATCTTCTTGGTTACTTATTCTATATAGCTTTAAGTCTTGTGCATATGCAAGTTCTTCAGATTCCTCTGGAGAATATAACCACAGCCCTATCTCTACTACGTTATCTTCTATAACTGTGCCGGGTGCTATAGCTCCTAAACCACCGGGAAACATATGAATGTCCCAAGCTATCTCAGAGTTAGCAGGGATAGTGCGGCATACACCTTCAGGAACTATCTCGCCCCATTTGCCCATCGCATATTCAGTAAGCATCCCATATCGCTCTCCGTCTACAGTAACAGAACTGTTGGCGTGGTGTACTACACTCTTAGCATCCCCTCTAGGCTTAACTTGAATAGCTTTAATACATCTATCTTCTGTCAGGCCACTAGATACATTGTGCTTGTGCCAAAGATCATTACCTGAAGCGGGTATATCTATAGGGGTAGAAGGGATAACCAATGTAGGCTCTCCAAAGTCTCCGTAGAAGTTCCATTGATCGGGGTCTGAGAGCAACGGAGGCTGTACTACAACGTCAGTATCTCCATACTCTGATCCGGCATTAACCCACTCTACTATCGTGTCTATATCAGCTTCAGAGAGTCTCCAATCACCATGTAATTCCTGTATTCCTATGTCTT